TTAATTGAAAAGAAAATTGGAAGAAGTGTTACATGGAATGTGGACTTCAATAAGACTGGACCCGCTTTTATCAGCGGTCAGTATGATTTCTACTTTGACGGCGATAATATTGGCGTGGACAATATTGCAGAAGTCCTAGACGTTGCAGAGCAACTTGGTAAGGTTGAAAAGGGTGGAGCATGGTATACCGTCCTTGGAGAGAGGTTCCAGGGGCGTGCAAAGGTGATTGAGTGGCTTAGGGAGAACCCAGAGAAAGCAGAAGAACTTGTCAAGCTACTCTAAGTATGAAGTGATGCATGGAGAATTTTCTTGTCAAAGTTGTCAGCAAAAAATATCAACAGCAAGATTCTACCCAGCCGTTCTTGATATTACATGGAAGTGTAAAGACTGTGATACTGTCTCTACCGTCAACATAAAAAGAGACAGGGGTTACTAATGAGCGAGCGTGCTGAACTTAGAAGAATAGGTGCGACCCCACACAAGAACTCTGGTAGGGGAAAGATACAAAAAGCTGACGGAAACCTTGACAGGTACATAGTTGATGTAAAGGAATACTCTAAATCATTTTCTATAAATCGTGACGTATGGGCAAAGATATGTACAGACACATTAAAGACAGATCCAGAAAAGTCACCAGTACTCATGATTGTTCTTGGAGACACACACAAGACAAGACTTGCTATAATTGAGTGGAATGAATTCGAAGAACTACGAGAGATAAGAGATAAAAGTGACGGATAAGAATACGCTACAAGAGATTAATGATCTATATAATATTGCAGAGTTCATGGAAGATGAAGAACTTACTAAAGCACTAGAGTTTATAACCAAGCTAATTCTAAAGCCAGACATTCCCCTTGCCGTTGCATCTGTAGAAATTGTTCGTATGCAAGCAATTGCAGCAAAACTAGCTTTGCAAGCAAGGTGGATGACTAACGTAGAAAAAGGAAATACAGCAAAGAAAAATATCTATTACACAACTGCAGCAGAACTTGATAAGATTGTTGCATCTCTAAAATATCTAGTGAAGGTGTGACATGGCTAAAACAATTGTAAGCAAGATTCTAAGAAAGAGCAATAGTGTGCTAAAGGATATAGAAAAGTTTGAAGAGTTAGAAACTTCCTGGCAAACAGAGATGCAAGACGAGTCAGAGTTCCAGGACTCTGGCCCCCTTTCTGGACTTGTTGAGGCCATAGAAGAAGGCTATCGTAAAGACAATGTTCCAAAGCATATGCAGAAGAAAACTTTCGCTCCATCAACATTGGTATGGAATCATGGTGTATGTCCAAGGTATTGGTATCTAGCATTTGATGGTGCAGAATTTTATGAGTACAAGAGTGGCAAAGTTATCACTAACATGGATAGTGGTTCAGATAGGCACGCTCGTATTCAAAAGGCATTAGAAGATTCTGGTATCTTAATTGATAACGAAAGAAAGACAATCAATGAAGACCCACCTATCTTTGGTTATACAGATAGTTTTATCAATTGGAATAATACAGAGTATGTGGTGGAAATCAAGACAACCAACCATGATGCTTTTGATAGGCATAAAAGATCTAAAAAGGCTAGTACATATCATATCGTGCAGCTTCTAATTTATATGAAAATCTATAAGAAGAAAAACGGTATAATATTATATGAGAATAAAAATACTCATGAACTACTAGCAGTACCAGTGAACATTACTCAAAATCATGTAGATTTTGTTGATTATCTGTTTGATTGGATGAGAGATGTTCATGCTGCATGGAAAGACAGAAAGCTTCCAGAGGTTCCCTTTAGAAGCAATGACATAAAAATATGTCAAAACTGTCCCATACAGCAGGCGTGTAAAGATGCACCTATCGGAGATATTAAGATAGCACGTCGAAAGGATGAGAAAGGACTCTTCTAAAATGCTTTACTGCAGGTGGTGCGATAAACAGTTCTCGCCAAACACAACAAAACAAATTTATTGCAACTCTGAATGCAGGCAGGAAGCAAGCAAGGAAAAGATCCTAGAAAGATATCATCTTCAAAAAAGAAAAAATCGCAAGGGAAAAGAAAAGAAGTGTGGAGGAGGGTGTAATACCCTCCTAAGCATTTACAATGATTCAGGCATCTGTGACAACTGCTTGGTACACCAATCAAAAATGAAAACTTTTATGAGGGAGCTAAAGAATTACTTTGACTACGAACAAAATTAGACAGGCTCTTGAAGACAACATAAAACCACAAACAATCATTGCTGTGGATGCATCAACAAACTCTCTTGCCTTTTCTTATTTTACAAACGGAAAGTTGGTTAAGTATGGCAAGATTAAATTTAATGGTACAGATGCTCTCTATAAATCAGGGGATGCCTGTAAAAAAGCGATACAGCTTTTTAAGATGGTTAATGCAGATGCGCTTGTCATTGAGTCTGCTATTTATAGCAATAGCCCAAAGACGGCAATGCAACTGTCTCTCGTGCAGGGAGCGATTCTTGGAGCAGCACAAGTAGCGGGGATTAAAAACATTAAGACTATTACTCCTATGCAATGGCAAAATTATATAGGAACAAAGCTTTTATCAATATCAGAAAAGCAAGAGATAGTTAGAAAGAATCCAGGCAAATCAAAGTCTTGGTATAAAGGCGAAGAAAGAAAAACAAGAAAGCAAAGAACTATCGACTCTGTAAACAAAAACTTTAAGGTGAAGGTTACAGATGACGATGTTGCTGATGCAATTGGTGTGGGATGGTATGTGTCTGACAGATGGAATATGCTATACAATGCCTAAGTATGATCTTTATAAAAGCAAAAGTTGGCTTCATAAAAGATATGTTCATGACAAAAAGAGTCCAGAAGAGATTGCAAAAGAATGTGGATGCACAGTACAGACAGTGTATCTTTATCTAAATAAATTTGGATTAAAAATGGGAAGAAAAGGTAGAAGATGATTGAAGATAAAAAGTGGATAGGCTTAATGAGAGAGCTTATTGAGTTAAGCAAGGAGGCTCCAGCAGGACCAGAGCTTCTTCTTCAATGTGTAGAAATTGCAAACCTGCTACTTAAAAAGAATATTGCCTATGGAAACTCAGCCCTAAATCCAATACAAATTTTTGCAAAGATTCCTCCAGGTGATCAGATAGATGTTCGTATCGATGACAAGCTTAATAGAATAAAGAATGGATCTTCTTATGCAGGAGATAACGATGTCCTGGACTTGGTAGGCTATCTCGTGCTAAAATTAGTGGACAGTAAAGATACTAGGATTAGGAGAGACAATGGGAAGACGGAAGAAAGTTGAAATCAGCGATCCGTTTAACAGAGAAGACTCTTTTGTGACAAGTGAAGGCAAACAAATAACAAAAGGTGATTTGATTAAAGTCAAGGGTATTTGGGGAGTTAAGTTTAAGTTTTTAAACTATGTGACTAACCCAAAGAATGGAATCTCTTGGGTAGATTGTATTGAATTAGAAAGAGGCATAAGCTGTGCCTTTAGATCTTTTTACCCTGACCGCGTAAAGCATATTCCAAAGAAGAGAGGCCAGCGTGTCAAACGATCTAATCAAACACCTTGATGAAGTAAACGCTGTTGCAACAGAATATTTAAAAGGTCTTGACACCGCACAGATTTCTATGGAACTAGATATTCCAAGAACCCGCGTGAATTCATTGCTTAATGACTGGCGACAAATGGCTAGCAGCAATGAGGCTATCCATGCTAGGGCAAGAGAGGCTTTGGCAGGAGCAGATCAGCATTACTCAAGCCTTATTCGTAAGGCGTATGAAGTTATTGACTCTGCAGATCAAACATCTAACTTGGGTGCTAAGACCACTGCAATTAAACTAATCACTGATATTGAGGCAAAGCGTATTGATATGCTGCAAAGAGCAGGACTGCTTGATAATAAAGAAATCGCAGAAGAGCTTGCCACTATGGAACGTAAGCATGAGATTCTTATTAACATTCTTAAAGAAGTTGCACAGAACCACCCAGAGATTCGTAATGAAATTATGTCAAGATTATCAGATGCATCAAAATCTAGTGAGGTAGTTATCCTTGACAATTGATTTTTCTGACTTCATGGATGCGTTAGATGATGACCTATTCGATGAAGAACCAGTAGACGTTAAAACTTTTGTTACTAATCCACAGTTCCTTGGACTCCCACCACTGTCAGAGTATCAGTACACACTTGTTGAATGCATGAGTCAGATCTATCGCAAAGAAGATCTCATAAAAATGATGGGATTTGAAGAGGGAACTGAGAAGTATAAAAAGTATACTAAGACTGAGATTATTCAGCAACTGGGCAAGGGTAGCGGAAAAGATCATACAGCAACTGTAGGAGTAGCCTATGTAGTCTACAAGTTGCTATCTCTTAAAGATCCTGCTATGTACTATGGCAAGCCACCAGATGACTCTATTGACCTTATCAACATTGCTATCAATGCTGAGCAAGCAAAGAATGTATTCTTTGATAACTTTGTAAAGAAGATTGCAAACTCTCCCTGGTTTGCAGGAAAATTTGATACAAAAGTTGGTTCAATTAAGTTTGATAAATCTATTACCGTTTACTCAGGACATTCAGAACGAGAGTCTCACGAAGGTCTGAACCTTTTCATGGCTATTCTTGACGAGATTTCAGGATTTGCTATGCAGTCAGCGGCGGCATCAAATGATCAAGCAAAAACCGCTGACAACATTTACAAAGCTTTTCGTGGTTCAGTTGATTCACGATTCCCTGACTACGGAAAAGTTGTTCTTCTTTCCTTTCCTAGATTTAAAGGAGACTTTATTAGCAATGCATATGAAGATGCTATTGCAGAAAAAGAAACTATTATAAGAAGCCATAAGTTTATTCTTAATGAAGACTTGCCAGAGGACTCTCCAGGAAATACTTTTGAAATTGAGTGGGAAGAAGATAATATAATTTCCTATAAATACCCACGGGTGTTTGCATTAAAGAGACCCACATGGGAAGTAAATCCTACAAGAAATATTGAAGACTTTAAGATTGCCTTCTATAAGGAACCGTCTGATGCCCTAATGCGATTTGCATGTATGCCAGGAAACAGTACAGATTCATTCTTTAAGTCTAGAGAGAAGATAGAAAGATCATTGTCTATTCGTAATCCTTTAGATCAAAATAGAAGATTTGATTTAAACTTTAAACCCAATCCAGATACTATTTACTATGTCCATGCAGACCTTGCACAGAAGCATGATAAGTGTGCGGTTGCAATCAGTCATGTTGAAAGATGGGTAGAAGTCCAGTCGTTCAATGACTACACACAGGTAGTTCCATTTGTTGTGGTGGATGCTATAGCTTGGTGGGAACCAAAAAGAGAAGGTCCAGTAGATCTTTCAGAGGTAAAGAACTGGATTATTAATCTAAAAAGAAACGGATTTAATCTAGGAATGGTCACCTTTGACCGCTGGCAATCATTTGATATTCAACAAGAACTAAAACAAGTCAGCATAAATACAGAAACTTTATCTGTTGCAAAAAAACACTATGAAGATTTAGCAATGCTTTTTTACGAAGAAAGAGTTGCTGCTCCACATATCGATATTCTATTAGAAGAGTTATTAGAATTAAGAATCATGCCAAACAATAGAGTTGATCACCCAAGAAAGAAGTCTAAGGACTTAGCTGATGCCATGTGTGGCTCAGTGTACAATGCAATCAGCAAGACAAGAAGAGAAGCTATTGGAGATGTAGAGATTCACACATGGTCTTCATTTAAAGCAGATAGAAACAGAGATCTGGTAGAGGAACAAGCTAAACCTAAAATGACAGAAGAGATAGAAGAATATCTAAGAGGCTTCAAATTACTATAGGAGAATAATGAAAGAAACACTTTGTTTTGATGACATCCTTTTGGTGCCACAACACAGTTCAGTAAAGTCAAGGCACGATGTAAGACTAACAATGTCAATTGGTTATGGGGCAAAAGAAATTAGTCTTTATACGCCAGTAATTGCATCACCAATGGATACGGTCTGCGATGTAGAGATGTGTAAAGCCATGTCTGACAGGGGTGGGCTAGGAATCCTTCATAGGTATATGAGTTACGAAGAACAGATAGCAAAGTCTCAAGACCTCATTGAAGACAAATATAATTTTGGAGTAGCCATTGCGTCTAACAATGGCTTTCTATCACAGGCAGACAGCCTATACAAGATGGGTGTAAGAATATTTTTAGTTGATACCGCTAATGGTCACAGTGATAATGCAATTAATGCAGTCAAAGAACTTTCATTAGCCCTGCCAGATGCACACATTATGGCAGGCAATGTTGCTACCTATGATGGATTTAAAAGACTTGCAGAGGTTGGAGCAGACTCCATTCGTGTTGGAATAGGTGGTGGAAGCGTATGTACAACAAGAATAGTAAGTGGTCATGGAGTTCCTACTGCTCATTCAATATCTGAAGTAGCATTACAAAATGAATATCAGTGTTCAATTATTGCTGATGGTGGAATTAGAAACAGTGGAGACATGGTAAAATCCTTCGCCTTGGGAGCAGATGCAGTCATGCTAGGATCAATGCTTGCTGGAACAGATGAGGCACCAGGAGAAGTGTTTGAGTCAAATGGGACAATTGTTAAGCACTTTAGGGGAATGGCCTCTGATAAAGCTCAAATTGATTTTATAGGAAAGTCTTCTGTTACAGAAGGTGTTTCCACAACGATTACATACAAGGGATCTGTTAATGCAATTATTGATCAAGTCAGGGGAGGCTTGGGTAGCGGGTGTTCTTATTCAGGGGTAGACAATCTATCATCATTGCATATAAATTCAGAAGCTATAAAAGTTTCCCCATCAAGTGTAAACGAATCAAAACCCCATGCTCTGGTGGTATAATAATCTCATGTTTAATAAAATTTTTAAGAATAATTTTGCCAAAGTAACTAATGAAGATATGGTTCTTAACATCGATAAGTTAAGAGACTATGAGGGAATGGAAGTTTGTGGTATCCACCCAGAAAAAAACTCAGCTTGTGTTAAGATAACCAGTAATAGTGGTCTAGAGCGTAGAAGGTTTGAGAGATTTGTTAACGACAACTGGGAAGGAAATGTAACCATTTGTGAAGATGGATGTATTGAGGTGAGCAAGTAATGCCTTGGGAAATTAAACAAAACTACGGTGGTTGTGCTGGGTATGCAGTAGTAAAACAAGGAACTACTGAGATCGAAGGGTGTCATTCTAGTCAGTCAGCAGCACAAAACCAAATGGCAGCCCTGTATGCCTCTGAATCGGATAAGGCAGTAATTACAAATGAAGTTACTCCAAATAAATATCCTCAACCAGTAAAGCCAAAAAAGAAAAAAAGATTTACTGATTACGACATGGTAAATAAAGCTGAACATATGAATCCCGAAGATCTTAATCCCGAAGATCTTGTTAATCTTCTTGTTCCACAAGAGAGGGCTTATTATAATTCTCTGATTAGAATTGTTGAAGAATATGGCCCATTCGATAAGGCATCTTCAGGTGTGTGGGTTG